GCAGCATTAATTGTAGTAGTAGTGTTTGCCGCTGCACCTTTTACACTAATATCACTATCGAACGCCATTGTTTATCTCCTTATGCTGTTGCAGTTGCACCAGTATCAACTCTGATCCAGTTAGAACCGTCAGAAAATACTAAGTTTCCTGTTCCATTACCTGTTGTTTCTGATGCTTTTAATGCATTAGTACAAAAGATAATACGACCTGTGCTTGCTGAAGCAGTTGGTAGATTAGCGAACGCTATTCCAGTTGATGTGAAACCGTTATCTGAAGTAACTGGTCCACTAAAAGTTGTATTTGCCATATTAAACCTCCATGGTTGTATAGACCTCGCCACACAATCTCTATACCGTCTGCTAGCTCAGTTTGCGTGACTTGTTATGCTAGAATTACAGTATGGCATAAAAAAAGGGCGCAGTCAAAGACATACGCCCTTTTTATTAGATTAAGTATTTATTAAGCTGCGCCAGATGTACCAAAGATACCTCTAGGATCAGAGAAACCAAATGAATATCTCTCTCTAGCTTTGTATCTTGCATTACCTGTATCGAAATCACCCTCCATAGCTGTGCTCATTGGAGTTCTTACGAAATGCTTCAGACCATTTGGTGCGTCAGTTTTAATGAAGAATGCATCGGTGTCAGTTAAGAAGTGGTTTACTACATAACCTTCAGGAATCATTCCCATGTTTCTAATCGCATTAATGTCGTTGTCTGCTGTTCCAGTTCTTAGAACAGAATTCATTAATCTGTCAGCAGTAAACTGTAATTCTTTTGGAATAATTAGTTTTCTACCTTGAGTTGCGATTTTCAGACCACGCTCATCAACAAACGCAGCAATGTCAATTAATGACTGCTCGAGTGATGTTTCATTTAAATCAGCATCTGTTGCTAATCTGTTGGAGAAAGTACCACCAACTGCTAATGGGTGTGCCACGTTAATAAGTGATACACCATCACCACCTGGGTTTGTACCTGCTGCACCAGAGGAAGCAAAAGCTGTGTTTAAAACATCTGCAGCTTTAACTTGCTTTGTGTTTGCCATTGATCTTGCAAGAGCTTTTGTATAACGAGAAGAAAGTTGATCGTAAAGATTATCTTCGATTGCTTCTTCTGTGATTGCAAAACCTAATGCAATTGTTTCGTGTGTGTAACGAGAAGTATAAGCTTCGGTTGCTGTGTCATAAGAGATTGAACCTCCCTCTGACTTAGTCGGAGCAGATCCGAAACCTGATAACATTACTTCTTCTTCGAACGCTCTGTCAGATGACTCCTGATCGAAGATTTCTGTATGTTCTTGCTCATACCTTTTGTATTCCATTCCAAACAATGCATTTAGACCTGGTTCTAACTCTTTAACGAGTTGACTTCTTGATATAGCCATAATTTAACCTCCTATATGCCTGTTGTGTCTGTTAGAGAATGTTTGTTGATCTTAACCAGGATGTTAGCATTTGCTACTGTGTAATCATCATTGTCTGGATCTGTTGAAAGACCTACAACCCTAAAGTTTGCTCCAGCGTTAACTGTAAATGAATCACCGTCAATTTTTAGAGCAGAGATACCTGATTTGTTAGATCCTGCTGCATAAGTAGCGATGTTACAGTTAGTACCCACTTGAGCCTGTCCTGCATTAGCATCATCGACTTTAACTTCAAACACTACGTTTGGGTTGTCAATGACATATGCTTTGATGTCGTCTGCTGCTACACTGCCTGGATAATGGTTGCTCCATGTTGGTTTCCCTGTTGTAGGGTCTGTATATTCACAACCATTGAAAATTCCAATGATTTCAGCACCAGCAGTTGATCCGACATCAATAGCGCCATTAGCGACTAAGATGACTGGATCACCTTGATAGATTGCGGAACCTTCGTTGTTTCCAATTTTATACTCGGTCTGGCCAGAATTGTTATAACCACTACCAAGCATTTTTACTGGACGAAATCCGAAACCTGAGCTTTGATTTGCCATATTATTACTCCTTTGTAATACGTTGTTAGTTGGTCAATTAACAAACCGTGCCGATTACGACTTGTTTCCTGAACCAAAAGTTACTTTGGTTTGCCTTTGGGGTTTACTGATCGGCATCCTGGGATCCTCGATCTTCAGTAGATCATTGTCGACGGCCTCTTTTTGACCCTCAGTTAAGTTTCTGTAATAAGCATTACGTTCTTCAATTGTTTCTACTGGCATGCGAGCTAACAGTAACCCACCTACCCCTATTACGCCAGCGTGCTTACCATCTTCGATAGTAGGAAGTTCCCAGTCAGGATACTCGTCGGCTCGAACTAATTCCCAGCCTTCTCGTAATTTACCACTGATGTTTTTATAATCATCAAATCCTCTAACTGATTCCCTAATCCATCGATGTTTGTAACCATCTGGAGCTGGGGGTGCGTCCAATGCAGAAGGTCTAGTCCAACCTTTTTTACGAGCTGTCTTTTCCCTAGTCTCACTGGATCTTAGCGTTTTATTTACCATGTTGTCTCCAATCTATAGATATTTTGCGTATTCTTCAAGGGGTACACCTAATTTTTTTGCAATTGCAACTTGACTAGGAGTGAGAGTAATTTTTCTCTTAGAACCACTTGATTTACCTGTTCGTGAAGCTCCAGCCACTGTTTGTGGTGCTTTTTCCTTCGCTTCAGCTTGTTGATTTTGAAATTTATTTGGAAATTGATCTCTTATGTAAGAATTAATTTCCTCATAATATTCGTCGCTTTTAGGGTCGTAACCCTCTCTTAAAAGCTTTTTATGGTGAGCTAAAGCAGTAAAAGTCATTGCTTCGTCTTGACCAAACCACTTATTTTCTTCAGCCCACTCTCTGCCCTAGGATCGGGTTTTCTTTGAATGGGTTGTTGTGGTTGTTGCTTCTCAGCCATTAAACCTTCTTGCTGTTTTAACAACTGTTCTCTCTGAGCCTTAGAAGCAATAGCTCTTTCCTCTTCAATTGCTAATCTTGTCAAAGCTCTTTGAGCTTCAACCTGAGCATTCACATCATTATTATACAAAGCATCTTGATAAGCTTTTTTAGCTTGTTCAATTTGAGACTGAACTCTTGTTTCATACTCTGTAAGATAATTTTCATCCAAAGATTTAATTTTATTTTCGTATTCTTCGTATTTTTTCTTTGCACTCTCTGCAAAACGAAGAGCTTCCTGTTCTCTTTGCTCTGTCTTTTCAACTCTATCTAAAAGTTTTTTAATTCTTCTTTGAACTTTTTTAGAATATTTATCCAGACCATCATCTTTAGAATCGTCATCATCATCATTTTGTTGATCGTCTTTTTCTTCAGTGGAAACCTCTACTTTTTCAGAATCATTTTCTTTTGACTCGACTTTAATTTCTTTAGTAGATTCTTCTTCTTGAAGTTCAACCTCTTGACCCTCGCCTGTAGTGTCAAGGTCTACCATTTTTTCTTCAGCCATAATAATCTCCTTAATAGATTGTTAATACGTCTTTTGGGTCTTTCAATTTAGCTAAAATTTCATCGTCATTGAGAATACGAATTTCTCCACCTTCAATTTTAACTCTTGATCCAGCGTATCTTGCAAAGACAACCCAATCGCCTTTTTTGCACCACGGACCATTAGGGAACTTATCTTTATCAGCATAAGCATCAGAGCCCATACTCAAGATCATTCCAACGTTCGTTGTGAGTTGTTGTTCTTCCACAGCTTTATCGGTAAGATATAAACCACCTTTAGTTTTTTCTGTTCCTCTATAAGGTAAAACAACCATTCTCCATCCTGTTGCTTGGGGTATTCTTTCTAACGCAGGACCTTCGTCTTTATCTTTCTTTTCTTCTTTTTTATCGATAGCTTTCTTAAAGCCTTTTGGGAGTATTAAGCTACTCATCTTTATTCATCCTTTCCATAATCTCTCTGTAATCTCTTTGAAATTTTTGCATTTCATGGAGTTTACCTAAGCAGTATTTATAATCTTCAAAGGAATTAATGTTCATGGAAGTTATCTCTTCCTCTAAAGCTTGTATCTTATCCTTGATAAGTTTGGTTACTTCATATTCAAAGTAAGCCATTATTTTGTAATTTTCTTAGACTTCTCAAAAGTTCTCAAGCTTGCCATACCCAAAAGCGCCATGACTAACGGGAATAATTGTTCCATGTCCATTTGAGGGAGAGGACCAACATCAACTTGAAATATTCCTAAAAAGAACACGATAAAAGGTTTAAGGACATATTCAAAAAATATGGCCAATGCTGCACTAAATCCAATGAGGGGTCGCCAAGAACGTTGCAATAAACCTGAAATATCGGTAGCTGTAGACTGAGCATCCGCTAAATTAATATCCATCTGTTTAGAATTAATTTCATTTTCAAGCTCCTGAAGTTTAATTCTAATTTGACCTTTTTCTTCTTCGGAAGTATGTACGGAATCGATAACCTTTCCGACCGTGTCGACTAAAGAACCGCCTAATATTTTACTAAGAACCAAGATATACCCCTAACGCAAAGAAAACGACAGCTATAATTGCATCACGTTTCTTGACATTAGAAGTAAAGCTTTTAACTTTTAATAGTATTTTGTTCATTAAAATACTCCTTCAAA